GCGAAGGTCGGCATTTACTACATCAAGATTGCTGATTACTTTTCCAGATTTTGCTTTTGTCATTTTCTTATCCTTTGATTAAGTGAGCCGAGGCCAGCCCTCAACTCTTGGATAATCATCTCATAGATTAGGGGCAAAAGCAACTCGCCAGCCCGTACGATAATCGTACGCATAGGCTCAGGCTCAGGCTCAAACGAGCGTAGGCAGATAGTCCCCCAACACAAACGCCCCCTATTAAATCCCCAACACAAAACAACGCGCTCGGCGCTACGCGCCTCGCCCCAAAAACGGAAAGGCGCTCGCTTCGCTCGCACACTTTCTCTACGAGTCGCTCCGCGACCCCAGTTTTTATAGCGCCGGTGGCGCTAGGTACACACTCTCCGCAAATAATATTTTTCCAGTATTTGCTCCGAGTGCACCCTAAATGTCCGTTTTATATGTTATTTAGATAACAATTTGATAACAAAACGTTCGTTTTAGTTATTTGAACGGGTTAGTATATATGTAAGGATATGAGCGGTACCCGGAAGCGAATATCCTTCCCGCTCGGCAGTCTTAGGGACTGCCTCGCTTTTAAGAGGGGGTAGCGAAGAGCCTGAAGGCTCTGAGCGAAGGGGGATTTATTATGGAGGATTTATATGGCTGCTAAGGGTGGTCAAGAACATCATAACGTGGCTAAGCTTAAAGAGGCTAAGGCCAAGGTTTTAGATTTTGTAAGGCAAGGCTTGGATCTTCAGGATGCCATAGCTAGGTCTGGTCGCAAACCTGACGTCATGAAGGACTGGCGTAAGGACGCCACCTTTATGAGAGACCTGGAAAAGGCTAAGTCTGAAGGTGAGAAAACCCTGAGTATAGTCTCAGGTGATGCCAAGTATAAGATTGGCTTTGAAGAGTTTTCCACAGAGTTCCTGGATAGCCCGATCTTTGAGCACCACCGTGCTTGGATAGATGTTCTGGAGGGTAGAGAGCCTTCCTGGTTACATCCGGCTATGACCTATGAGCCTGCCAGCCAGAAGCGTCTGCTGATAAACGTTCCTCCTGAGCATGCTAAGTCTACCGTCATCACGGTGAACTACTCTGTGTACCGGATCGCTATGGATCCGAATGTTAAGATTACCATCGTCTCCAAAACCCAGGAGCGTGCCAAGGAGTATCTCTACTCCATCAAGCAGCGTCTGAGCCATGAACGCTGGTCTAAGCTTCAGGCCGTCTATGGTTCTGCTGGGGGATGGAAAGAAGATGCGGATACTTGGAAGGCTGATAGGATTTACCTGTCTCGTGATTCTACCGAGAAGGATCCGACGGTGCAAGCGCTCGGTATTGGTGGCCAGATTACTGGCGCCCGTTCCAACCTCATCATCCTGGATGACGTTGTTACGACTTCAAACGCGCACGAATGGGAGAAACAACTCCTCTGGCTACAACGAGATGTAGTTACACGTCTTGGTGATAATGGTAAGTTGCTTATTGTCGGAACCCGCATAGCGGCAAATGACCTTTATCGCGAGATCCGTAACCCTGATCACTGGGTTGGCGGCAAGACACCTTTTACGTATTTTGCTATGCCTGCAGTATTGGAGGTTTACGATGACCCCGAAGAATGGGTCACCCTGTGGCCTAAATCCCATGTTCCTTGGGAAGGCTCGGATGAGAGCGTCGTTCCCGATGAGAATGGGTTATACCCAAAGTGGGATGGACCAGCTCTCTTTAGAAGACGTTCTGAGGTTAGCCCTTCAGCTTGGGCCCTTGTCTACCAGCAGCAGGACGTACAAGAGGATTCAATTTTCCCACCTGCGGCAGTCCAAGGTTCAGTCAACCGGATGCGCAAAAGGGGACCACTCAAAGTAGGAGTTCCTGGACATCCTAGAGAACAGGGTGCCTGGTATACTATTATGGGCTTAGACCCAGCTATGAGTGGTAATACAGCAGCAGTTATCATGACTGTTGATCGTAACACTCGTAAGCGTTGGATTCTTGATGTTGAGAATATGAAAGATCCAACCCCAGATAAGATTCAACAATTGATTGAAGACTGGGTTGACAAGTATCAACCTCAAGAACTACGTATTGAGATTAACGCCCATCAGAAGGCTTACTCTCTTGATCAAGATTTACAGCAGTATCTTGCCTCTCGTGGCGTGAAGTTCTCTTCACAGTTCACTGGCAAGAATAAGTGGGACACATCATTCGGTGTGGCTGCTATGTCAGGCTTGTTTGGTACTGTGCGTGGTAATACGCATCAGGACGATAACCTGATAGAGCTACCTAGCCAGGATGGATCTGAGGGTATAAAAGCCCTAATCCAGCAACTGATTACATGGAAGCCTGATACACGTGGTCCAACAGACTGTGTGATGGCTTTATGGTTTTGTGAGTTGCGTGCTAAAGAGGTTATCTCTAATGCACGTATCAACCAAAGCCATCTTACCAATAGGTGGGCCACCCGCAGACAACTAGAGAATCGTTACGTTGTGAACGTAAACGATTACGAATTCTCACAGTACGAATAGGATAATGATGGCGTTAGATATCGATACAATTGCACGGCGAGTGCAAAACATGAAGGAGCGTAATCGCGACCGCGATGCTCGTATGTCAGACATACTCGCTGTACGCAAGGGGAGAATGACTGAGGTATTCCCAGATCTATTCCCTGAAGGTATGAGCCAGCCTATGGTTGCTAACTTCATTGACGTAGCAGCTCGCGATTTGGCTGAAGTACTAGCGCCACTACCATCATTCAACTGCTCAACAAGCAACTCTACCTCAGACAGAGCTAAGGCTTTTGCTGATAAGCGTAGCATGATTGCTAACAACTATATTTACAATTCACGCCTACAGTCACAAATGTACTGGGGTGCTGACTGGTATTTCACTTATGGCTTCCTACCAATCCATGTAGAGCCAGACTTTGAATCAAATTTGCCACGCATACGCGTCGAAGACCCAATGGGTGCTTACCCTGAATATGATAGATTCGGCCGTTGTGTGGCGTATGCCAAACGATACATGAAGACCATTGGCGAACTTGCCAATGACTACCCAGAATACGCGGGTGCACTTCTGGGTAAGCTTGGTTTAAACCAAGATACTAGCGCGCTTGTAGAGATGATCCGTTACACCGATAAGGACGTAACGGTTCTTTATGTGCCTAGCCGTAATAACCTTGTACTTAACGTAGCTCGTAACATCACAGGCAAGATGAATGTAGCAATTGCTCGTCGTCCTGGTATTGATGATGAAGCACGGGGACAATTTGATGATGTGTTGTACGTCCAACTAGCACGTGCTCGTTTTGCTAACCTCGCTATGGAGGCTGCTGAGAAATCAGTACAGGCTCCTATCGTGGTGCCAAACGATGTATTAGATCTGCCTATCGGACCAGACGCCATTATCCGAACAGCTCAACCACAAGGCGTGGGTCGTGTCAGACTAGACGTACCACAAGCAGCATTTCAGGAACAGCAGATGCTATCGTCTGAACTCAGACTTGGCGCTCGCTATCCTGAAGGTAGAACTGGAAACATTGACGCAAGTATCATTACTGGTCAAGGTGTCCAGGCACTTCTCGGTGCCTTCGATTCTCAAGTCAAGGCTGGTCAAATCATCCTTGCTGAGACATTTGAAGAAGTCATCGCGATGTGCTTTGATATGGATGAAAGACTCTTCAATGAAGAGAAGAGCGTCAGAGGCGTATCGCAGGGTACTCCGTACGAGTTAAAGTACATGCCAAGCAAGGATATTAAAGGCGACCACACTATAGAAGTTCGCTACGGCTTGATGGCTGGTCTTGACCCATCGCGTGCTCTGATTTTCTCACTTCAAGCTCTAGGTGCAGATCTTGTATCTAAAGATTTCGTACGCAGAGAATTGAACTGGAGTCTTAACGTATCGCAAGAGGAACAACGCATTGAGATTGAAAAGATGCGTGATAACCTAAGTGCTGCTATCACAGCAACTGCACAGGCAATCCCTGCTATGGCAAGTCAAGGACAAGATCCTTCTCAGCTCATTCAGAAGATTGCTGACGTTATTGAGCGTCGACAAAAGGGAGACAGCATAGAGGCTGCTGCGTTGGCCGTGTTCACGCCTCCACAGGCACCTGAACAACCAATGCAGCCAGAGATGACTCCACCAGGCGCACAAGGCCCAGTTGAGCAGGCTCCCCCGTCCCCAGCCGCTCCTGGACAACCTTCTGGTGGGGTCCCTCAACAAGCTCCTGACCTAGGTGCAATTCTAGCTGGATTGGGAGGAATGTAACTTGGCTGAAGGAATTAGAGTTTCTGGCGTAGGCCCAGGTGCACGCCGTACTGATTTAGATCGTGCTGCCAAAGTACAACGTGATGCTAAGATTCAACGTGCAGCAGGTGGCTCTTATGGCGAGCGCACAGAGTTAGCTGGTCTAGCTACAGGTGCTCCTATGGCTAAAGCAAATCCAGTAGCAAGTATGTCACCAGCTTCTGCAAGCATTCCAACTGTAGGTATATTTGAGCCTACTACACGTCCTAATGAACCATTAACTGCTGGCGTAGATGTTGGCGATGGACCTGGTTCTGAAGTACTTATGACACCAGTAGATGCACCAGATCAACTAGCTGCATTCGCTCGTGCTATGTACATGGCAAATCCAACACCACAATTACGTCGTATCGTAGAGGCATTTGAAGAAGAAGGTCGGTAGTGGCTAATCCCTTAGATGCATGGAATCCTGAAAAGAATAAACGCATCAAGGTTTCTGGAATATTTGATAATGTCCAGTCTCAACTTGATCGTGTTATTTCAACTGAGATGGCTATGCTTTCGCCAACCCAGTTTCAGAACTTCGATGCATGGGTAAATGCTTATCCAAACCAGAGCAAAGACTTCATTATGTCTGCAGTCAAGCTTGGTTTGAAGCCAGATACACCTGGAATTGGTAAGATTACATCAGTTGATGGACTATCTCAACTAAAACAAGATTTAATTAACACTAAAAACATCAAGTCTGCACTAGAAAAAGACAAATCTCTAGCTGCTGACATCAGAGATGTTCTATATGGTGGTTTCAAAGGTACATCTCGTACACTATTTGCTGCACTTCGTGCACCTTACGAGTATGTATCAACAGTAGGACGTGACGCTTATGCGCTTGCTACTCAAAAAGACAAGCCAAGCATGGAACAATTCCTACAAAATGCAAGTCCTTTAGGATTATTCGGGGAAACTACACAGCTTGGTCAGCTGGGACGGGCATTTTTAGCTAATCCTACTAAGGTAGATACTGGCTCTGGTTTCTTTATTAATGAGAAATCCAAAGTACAGAAGGCTCAAGCTAAGGCTATGAGCGCATATGGACTTATTAATGGCAAATCGTTCACTCTTGGACGTGCTGCTATGAAGACTGTTGGTTCAGATCCTAACAGCACACAGTACAAAGTCATGTCAGGCATCATTGATGCTACACTTAACGTGGCTTTAGACCCTACAGTATGGCTAGGCCCTGGTGCTATCACCAAAATTGGTAAGGGTGGAAAGCAATTAAAGCAGGCTAAGCTTGCTGCTACTGAAGAATTAAAGAAAGAAGCTAATCGTCTAGCTGAGGCAACTCGCCTTACTAAGGAAGAAACAGCGATCCTAAAGGAACGCACTAAACTTAGCAAGGAAGTTACTCGTCAAGCGGATAACAAGTACCTCAAGGCAGAGCAAGCCTATCAGAAAGCACAAGAAGCACGCATTCAGGCAGATTACATTGCCGCGGCTAAGGTGTTCGCTGCTGATACAAAGAACGCTGCTAACCTTGCAGGTCCAGAAGGCGTAGCCTTAGACAACCGTAATATTGGCGAGTTCATCTTTGAACGCATCAATACAGGTAAGCAGAAAGACTCTGTTGATGTACTATCCAGAGTATCTGCTGACTTTTACAACACATCAGGTGCGTTTCCTGGTGGAGTATTCTTTGATGATGTACCACAAGCTGGTGCACTATCCTTTGCTGCACGTGGAAACGATGAGTTCGTAGCACGTTACTTTGGATCTAAGGCTCCTAAGCTACTTGATTTAACAGATGATACATCTGCTCTAACACAGAAGGCTGCTACACAGGAACTAAAGCGCCGTACAGAGCTGCTAAATCGTATTAAAGAAGCTGCTGATGATGGCACACTACCAGCTCCTACACGTGAAGCTTTTGATGCTCTAAGAGCTGAGAATTCAACTGTAAGTTCTGTAGTAACTTCAATGCTTGAAGATGCTGTAGCTAAACCTTTGGGAGCTTGGTTACAAGATATCTCAATTGTTGCTGCTAAAGAGCGTGGTGTAGACCAACGTATGATGTCTACCATCATTGATATGATTCAAGATATCTACAAAGTAGACGGATTTACTAATATCCGCTCAATCTTTGGTGATACTGGTGGAGTTGTTTTAACCAACCTAGACAATGTAGCTGCTCGTAAGGTTAAAATCAGCGAAGTATTGGCTGAATCTGCAGAGCCAGGTATGGCTGCTAATGCTATGTTGAAGCTAGATAGCGTTATTGAAAGAGCAGAAGATACCCTGGCAGCTAGCCAGAGATCTCTTGATAATGCCAAAGCTGAGGCTGATGGCATGTCACAG